TGCTTCATCAAATACTATCAGATCAATATTACAAGGTAAGTTCTTGTATCTGTTGGGAGCTTGAATAGTTGAATATAAAACTATTTGTTTGTCAGTTCCCATCCAATATTCTATCTCACTCTTAAACTGATCTACCTCTCCATCACGAATATCAATGAATATAATATTATCAAAGTTTTTAAATTCTTGGGAATCATCTCTCCATGATTGTTTAGGAGAGTTTCTATATGAAACAACTAAGGATACTTTAACACCACTCTCCACAATAGAAGAAAGAACCATTGTGGATTTACCTGCACGACACTTTGCAAATAACAAGTACTCTTTCCACTCATCCCATGTTGAAGTTATCTCAGATACAAACTCTTGCTGATGTTTGCGAAGTTTACGATATTCTTTTTCCTCTACGTTATCTGTAAAAAACTCCTCTTCAATAAGATCTTTAACAACATCAATACTTAAACCATGACCCTCTTCAATCTTGTAAGTCTCTCTACCAGTTTGTGTAATACCACGTTGTTTTTTTAACCAAGTATGTATCTCATGATCTCTACCATCAAAATCTGTCCACCATCCTCTCTTTATTCTTGCACTACCAACTGCTGCTAAATCTTGTTTTGATTTACCATAGTCTCCACCTTTATGTCTATCTTCATATGTGTGTATGGTTTCTCCTAAACCAAAGGCAGACGGATTACCTTTAAACCCGTCAAGGTAAATGTTCATTTTCTCCTAATAAATTGGGTGCGAGAAAACAAAACGTACACGAGGTAGTTTGTTTTCCCTGCATACATTATAGCATGAAAAAACCCCCTGTAAAGGGGGTTGTGACACTTTTTAAACTGTCTTAGATCTTCGCATTCTTGTCTTACTTTCAGTGTATTCTACAGGTGCCCATTCAACTTCTTTTGGTTTGGTTTTTCTTAAATTAGCACTCTCTTTTTTTACGAAGGTATTAGACTCTTCCTTAACATTTTTTGCAAGGGATTGTCCACCATTTAATTCTTTCTCAACTGTTGGTTGTTCAAACTGTTTTAAATAAGTTTTTCTACTAAAAAGCTTATTTGATTGTACAGCATCCTCAGAGGTTATTGGTTCATCAATCATCGTATACTAAACACTCTGGTTCGTCTGGGTGCATATCACAGAATAATTCTAAAGCATTTGGATCGTGATGATCTCCTGCTTCGATTTCATCATGATGGTGATCAACATACTCTTCGAGTTCATGTAACTCATCGAGTGTGTGTCTTCTCATTGGTTCAGAAGTGTTTGGGTCGGCAAGGATCTCCTTGTCTTTTTGAATGTGGTCTTCGATAGATTTCATTTGTTTAATTTGATCCTACATTACTATTTATAATTTAGCACTATCTTTCTATGTCTGCAACTTCTAATGTTTCTTTGCGAACAAATACACCTTTTAAATCATAGTGTAACTTGTGGTTCTCTGTGTTAACATAGTGTCCTGTTATGTTAGCACCATCGCATGAGTACCCATATCCTATAACTTTTTCTGGGACACCATCAATACGAAATCTTTTTTCTGAATGTAGGTAAGTTCCGTAGACTTGATCTAAATTAAACATTGGTATCTTGAAATGTTAGGATATTATAACATAGTATCTATGTCATCTAATATTTCTTTACATTTACTATAGATTTATATGTCATCTTTGTTAAAAAACGTACCGAAGAAACCACTATCCCCATCCTTTCGATTTTCTATCTTATCAATCATTTCACTAGCATCTATGACATTCTCAATGTTTGCCAACATATCTGCAATTTGTTTACTAACAAATGGTTTTTCTTGTCTTGCTGAGAATGCAAGTGCATTTCTTAAATTCTCTTGTGCGTCTCTCAGCGATGTTTTAACTGTGTCTGATAGTGCCATCTACTTTTTTCTTGTTGTTTTTTTAAATACCCCTAACTTTGCTAAAAGGTATACTGATAGTATTGTCCAAAAGACAACTTCTAATCCTACATTATTCATGGTGTGTATTCATAACCATACTTTTGAAGATACTCCTCAAACAATTCATCTGGGACTCTGCCTTCCCAATAATCCTTTTCGGTGTAAGTCTTCATTTTATCATGAGTTTGCTCTGTTGGCAACTCATTGTTGGTCCATTCTGATTGCTTGTTCAAAAACATTCTGTAATTCTTTTGATGTTAAATTATTTAACCAACTCCATTCTGGGTCTTTTTTGTCCCATTCTGCAGTAAAAGAACCATCATCATTTCTGTTAATTTTCAAAGAGTCTTTCATCTTGGTATGCGATCAAAGATTGCTCTAAAAACAATCTGAAAGAATGATTTTGCTGCGTTACCTTTCAACTCATCAAACATATACATGTTCAATCTGAATGCATAGTTTGCCTCTGTAATGATAGCATTCTTCTCTGATTCTGTAAGTGGTAACTCATCCAATACACTACGGTATTTTTCTTTATATGATTTAGAATCTTTGATATTTTCAAACTCATAAAAGTCTAAACCAGCTTTCTCTAAGTTCATTGCTTTCTTTGCAATGTTCTTTAATATTTGTCCTCCTGATAAATCTCCCAAGTATCGTGTATAATGATGACCAACTAATAATTCTGGTTCATCTTCAGCAACTTCAAGAATACGATTAACATATTGTTTACATGCTTGACTTGGTTCTATTTTAGTTCTCCAATCAAGACCATAGTAATATAGTAAATCTTTTTCTAATGCTATCAATCTTTCTAATTCTGGAAAATATAAACTACCAACTATAGGGTGTGTTCTTAACCCATATACTGCCTCTTCTAATGCCTTATAAACGAAGTAGAGATCCGATACTAAGCATTTGTAGTTGTCTGGACTTACAACCCCACGTAGAAATGATTTAACAAAAGCAGTGTTCTCTGCTGCTGTATGTGATTTCTTTGTTCCTACTTTTAATTCCTTTGCAAAATTAGTCATTTGGTTCTTTTTTAAGTTCTTTTCGGATCATTTTTGCGTACAAAACATCTTCTTTTGTATACAATTTACGATTCTTTTTTGCGATCTTAATGATCCTTTTAGCTGCTTTTTTATCCTCCAAAACGGTATCCTCTAAGGGTGTAAGTTAAGTATTTATACCATTTGACCTTATTGATCCCGAAACTGAGAAACTTTCGCTTGCTGTTCTTACCCTAAATTTAGGATTTAATTGAAGTAATTTTTCATGTTCTGATAGTTTATCTTTTACATAAAGCATATCATCTTGAAGTTTGTCTACCTTTTGATTTAAAGATTGAATCAACTCCTCTACCATATACATTTCCTCTGTATATGGATCTTTGACCCTTACTTCAAACCTCTCTTCTGGTGTTAATCTTTTTCTATATGGGTACAACCAATCCTCTACTTCGGATACACATACCCATAAAAATTCTCTAATATTAAATAGAATTTTATTCATGATCTCCTGCAAATCCTATTGAGAAACTACTCTTACTATTCCTCTGAGAATTAACTTCATCGCAAATAGTATTGACAACTCTTATAATGTCTTCGGTATCTCCTTCCATATTTTGTTTAACATAGTCATACTTTAGGAAAAAATCATCAGCAACACTTTTAAACTCTTCTTGAGTTATGTCGTTCTTCATAGTTTGATCCACCTCTGATTGTTAAGTGTCCAGTTAGTAACCTCTGCTATACGTTCGCGAACTGATTTAGCAGGTGTCCAACCTAGTTCTCTCATCTTACCACCATCTAATGCATATCGCAAGTCATGTCCTGGTCTGGAAGAATGAAAATCAACTAACTCATACTTAAGTTCTTTACCCTGTGCATCAGCAATAATCTGTGCCAACTCAAGATTGTTTAGTTCTTCTGATCCTACAATATTAAACTTAGGGCACTTTGCATTTCCCCAAGTGGGTTCAAATGTTCCCTTGTATTGTAACAAGAAGTAAACTGCTGATGAAACATCTTCAGCATGTATATAATGTCTTGAACCAGGAATTGTTTTAGTTGCATCACTATGAATTGTAACTACCTCTCCATCTCTTGCTTTCTTAATACACATAGGAATATACTTCTCAGGATGTTGTCTCTCCCCGAATACATTCATAGTATGTGTAATGTATATTGGAAGTTTGTATGTATTCTCATATGCTACTGCTAACTCCTCTGCACCTGCCTTAGTCGCACTGTATGGGTTAGTAGAGTTATATCTATCATTCTCTTTGTATTTGATTCCATTAGGTGCAGGACCAAATACTTCGTCTGTGCTAAAGTAAACAAATCTCTCAAGATTATCTTGCCTTCTTGCAAACTCTAAGATGTTAGCAGTTCCTACAACATTATCCAGAATAAACTCCATAGGATAATCTATGCTACGATCCACATGAGATCCTGCTGCTAAATGTAGAATATAATCTACCTGTCCAATTTCGCTACAGACTAATGGATTAAGTTCTGCTTTTAAATCATGGTGTACGATTTTTACACGTTTTCTGATATCAGGATCAAATGATAACATAATATCA